ATCAGCTGATAACATGTATTGAACTTGCTGATCTACTAATTCGGTGAAGAACGGATGTGAAATCTTAATGTTGGATCTTGTCGTGTCCTCTATCAAGTGACCGTCGGCGTCGTAAAAATACAGTTTATAGTCTTTGATATCGTGTTCACCTTCGTAGTAACGTTCACCGATTTTTGCAAGCTGTTTTTTCTCGCTTGCTCTGTCCTCGTCGATAAACTTCAATATCTCTGATTCCGTAAGCATTTGTTCACCCCCTGAAACGCACACTGTTTATTTTATCGTCTATGCAATAGACACAATATTTCTTCAGACAAATCAACCCGCAAGTGACGGCGTAACAATCACCCTTCGCCCATTTACCAATGTAGTTTATCGTGCAGGGCTTCGGTAAATCGTTATCTTTGAAATATTGTTTAATTTTATCTTTCATCTAAAACAACCACCTATTACCGATAATGAATTGTTCGAGCGCGTAACGCATCGCATCCATTAAATGGTTAAAGTCATCAATGGGCTTGTTCAGTTTATTTCCGAATTTATCAGTGTCCCAAGTGTAATTTGAAATTTCTGTAATAAAATTCACACAACGAGGATGAATGATAATCTCCAAATCCTGAATCCACTGAATACCGTTTAAAATGCTGTCTTTACCTTTCTTTGCACCAGTGACATGCAATCCAAGCGTGTTCAGTTCATCAATGGACTTCGGTTCTGCTGAATCGGCTGTTATTCGCTCTTTCCGATATCCCATTGAAGATATCTTTTCAAAAATCTTCTTGTTTGAAAGTCCTTTTTCATAAAATTCATCCCAAACATAGAGTTTTTTATTCTGAATATCCACGAAACCCACGAAGAACGCCGAAGGATCGTTCGTGTAACCGAAGTCAAGTCCGAATGCCGATTTAATGCCAGGGATTTTACGAACTTCATCAATACTGAAAAGCCGTTCTTCCCAGTTTTCATAAACAAGACCGTCAACAATGCCCCACTCGCCCAGACCGGCAACACGGTAACGGCGCGGATTGTTGAGCTTCATAGTCTCGAACACTTTTTTATCCGAATCGTCAAGCCATTCATTGCAGGTGTAGTTGGTTGTCATTGCAAGAATATCCGGATCCGGTGCGGCATCAAAAAAGCGGTGTTTGATCCAGTGGTGCTCGTTCCACGGGTTAAAGGTAAGCGTAATTTGCTTAAAAAGCCCCGGCGGTACTTCGCCTCGTATACTTTCGTCAAGTGTATCAAAATCGGATTCGGAGCTTATCTCGTAAACTTCCTCTACCCACAGCCAGCAGAGAACGCCGACCTCAACGGTAATAGAAGTTACTTTCAGCGGATCGTCAAGTCCTCGGAAAAGAATCTTTTGCCCGGTAGGCTTATAGGTCATTTCAAGCGGCGATTCTTTAATATCCCACCAGGCGTCAACGCCGAGGCGGTGTATTGCCCATTTAAGTTCGGTAAAACAACTGTCTTTCAAAGTTCGATATGTTTTACGAACGCATAGAAGATTAGCCTGCGGATACTCCATAATGCGGACTATATAATTCAGAGCTGTTGTCTTTGATTTTTTGGATGCTCGCGAGCCTTTGCATACGCGGTAACGCCCCTTAAACCGCCAGAATGTGCCGTAACCCCTGCCGACTATATCGGGGAGATACAGTCGGTTGACGGTTTTAGTCATCAAGACAATCAACCTCTTTAAATACTTTCAGCATTTTAGGGAATTGAGCAGCAATCCAGTCAATCATTATTTCATCACGTCCCCATTCCGGGTGAGCAAAATTCTCTGCAAGTCCTGATTCAAACAGAAATGCATGTATTATCTCATGGCGCAAAACTTTACGGCGGTATCTTTCAAAGTTACCGAGTTCACAATCGTCAGCTTTCTTTTTAATCACGATAATGTGAGTTGTTTTGTCGCAATATCCATCACATTTTTCGAGATATTTGTCTTGTATTTCCGTTCTTTCAAAGATTCTGTACGGCGTACCCAATACATTAATCCTCAAGTTCGCCACCTCCGGAAATGACAACCGGAACGGCTCCGGCAACATCAACTTTTTCGGTAAACAGACTGTACCGCTTACCGAGAAGTTCCGCAGCTTTCAACCGTTCTTTTTCATCAGGTGCCTTTTGAATTTTTTTCGCACGGGATATGCCGTCTCCTATAAATTCAACTGCTACAACCTCCGAAGACGAATCACCGCGAAGCACGGAGGTAAGATATTCCATAACCTCTCCTGCATCGGCTGTTCTCTCATTGTGCAACACTTCAAGCTGCTCGTCTATGTAGTTTTTTACGTTAACAAAAGTTAACAATCTTGCACCTGCTACTCTGGCAACGCTATCTTTTTTCACATTTGGATATGCTGCCTTATATGCTCTTGTAGCATTGCAATCTTTCAAGTATTCATCAGCAAAACTTTTTTGCTTTTCGGTCATAAAATATCTCACCTCACATAAAAAGAAAAACGCCCCTTGTCGGGACGCATATTTATAATATTATTATATCACGGATAAACGGGCATTGCGGGCAACTTTCAAAAAACCGTAATAAATTTGAAAAAAGTATTGACATAGTACATGGACTATGGTATAATTATAAATGAAAGGAGGGAGTAAACAGTGGCAAAGAAAAAGAGAAAGCCGAGCAGAGCCAAGATCGACGAAATCTTAATTCAAGCTCTGGTCGACTTAATCGTCGGAACGCTGTTGATACTTATCGGTAAAGCGATAAGCTAACAGCGAAAAGGGTAAGGGGAAGAGACAACTTCCCCCTCTGCCCTCAATACAAGTATACCGAATTTCTTTTCCATTGTCAATGTGAAATGAAAAGTTTTCTTTTATCACTCGGAGCGATGATGATATGTTTTGGTATTGTAAAGCTTATCTATTACGCTATCATTAAAGCAAAGGAGGATTAAGCCCATGCCGGAGAAAGCACAGACACCGCAGCAGCGCTATGCGTCAAAGTATAAAAAGAGGATGACCATTGACCTCTTTACCTCG